CTGGACAATGCCTTCTCACCAATGCCACGAACTGATGCCAGTTCTGGAGCCTTAAAACTCTCTCCGATCTGCTTTCGGAGTGTCTCAACGTTGACCAAGTTCTGACCTTGTATGGCCGTTTTCCAATCTGTTAAACGGTCAATGATTGGCGCGACTTCTTGGGTTTTTAAGCCTTGCAGTTTCGCAATCTGTTCGTCGATGGCATTGACCGTATTGGTCATCGGAACTGTGCCAGCTTGTCCAAGACGTTCAATGACTTCGGTTTTTGCGCCAGTGTATTTTGTAAGATCAGCGCCTCGTTTAGTGGCCAAGTCCTTCATCACATCGTCTGATGCTCTGGCAGCATCATCAGCTCCGAAGTCTCGCAACACATTGCGCACAGCCTCGATGCGCTGGGTTTGTTGAGTTTGACGCACTCCACCAGTACCAGCAACAGGAATGCGCTCTCCAACCGTTTGAAGCCACTTCGATGCGAAAGTACGCGGAGGAACCACGTCGCTTGTCATGAGGGTAACGCCTGCACGTTCTGCATCTGCAATGTCAGAGGGCAGTTGTGCCGCTGTTGGCTGGATTCTGGTCGTGGCCATCTTTGCACCAGCTACACCACCCGCAAGGCTTGCTGCAATTTGCCCAACTTGACCGACTCCCATTTCCTTGGCTACTTGGCCAGCAGCGCCAGCTCCTGCACCACCAGCAACCTGCGCCGCTGGCTGGGCTGCCAACATGCGACCAACCTCGCGGGTCACAGGAGCGGCCTGCCCAGCGGCCGTTTGTATTGCACGCCCAGCAGCCGCCATGCCTCCAGCACCGCTTGCGCCAGCGGCAGTGGCTTGGACAATCTTTTCGGCTTGGGTTCTTGCTTGAGGAACACCGACGCGAGTCAACAGATCAGCCATAGCATCTGTTGGCATGGTGTATTGCGTGCCAAACAGGTTATTGATGGTACTGACAATCGGGTCACCAACGACCTGGGCCAAGGTGGCCGCGCCAGCCCCAGCGATTGCGCCAGGCACAGCACCGACACCAGCAAACGGAGCGCCCATAGCTGCCCCTGCTGCCGCTCCAGCAGCAGGCAGAGCCAAGCCACGGGTGACAGCACTAGCAAGGCCGCTTATGGTCGTTTGTGCTGGTGATGGCGCTGCTTGAGATGCCGCCCATTCTTCTGGCGACATTGGAACAGATGCCGCCGTCGCAGGCGATTGGGTAGCAGCCCGCTTAGTCTGTGATGCAAGCCATTCTTCTGGACTCATTGCGCCCCCACAGATTGTTTGTATGCGTTCCACTGTGCGTCAGTGAAATTTGCAGGACGAGTGTAAGTTTGACCGCCAACTGTTACGCTATTTGCTGCTGATGGAACAATCGATGGCGGAACAATCGATCCACGACCACCACCAGCAGATGTTGGCTCAGGACCAAACACGTTGTCAGGATTTAGGCGGTAGTTTTTAACCACTACGCCCAGCGCCTTCTTGTCATCAGCGGCCTTTTTTTGTGCCGCGTCAAGATACTGCTTTGCAAGGCTAACGTATTCTTGTCTTTGTTTTGAATCCAGCGCAAAAATCTGACCACTTTGCAGTTTTTGTGCTTGATTTGAAAGACGATCAAACAGTCCAGCCGTATCGCGTGCTGTCGCAAATTCAGTCTCACGCACAACAGAGCCTGGATCAAGCATTTTCATGAATCCAGTAATCAATGCAATGTCACCAGGGCCGGTTTTGGCTTGGGCCGATGCTTGCAGGTTTGAAAATGTAGTGCCGAGTTCACTATACACTTTGGTGCGTGCTTGAAACTCTCTGCGAATTTTTTCTTCCTGCTCAAATGCCTTGGCCGGATCAATTCCACCTGTTGCTTTCAAAGCCTCTAGCTCAAGCGCAGCTCTTGCAGTTTCGACGCCAAGTTTTTTTGTTTGCGCCAACGCTGATCCAGTCTGGGCTTGCGTTAAGCCAAGATCAGCCGCTTTTTTCTTGAGTTCTTGCAGTTTGATCTGCTCTGCGTACTTTGCATCGACAACGGCTTTTTGTGCCTGCGCCTTCGCAAGATCAGCGTTTGCTTTTGCGGTCTCTGCCGCGTTGGCTGCTGTGGCCTGTGCTGTTTTTGCATCGGCAATGGCTTTGTCTGCATCTGCAACCAGCCTTCTAAGTGCTTCTGGTGCCTGAGCCGCTGCTCTGGCTTCACCGCCAACACTTGCAGCTGTCAATGCATTTTCTTTGGCAGTTTGAGCAACACGCAAATCTTGCTCTGCGGCCAGACGAGTTGGTGTGTCTGCAGCCTCGGCAACTCTCCTTTTTGCGTCAGCTTCAGCAGCCGTTGCATCAGCAACGTTTTTAGCCAGGACTGAGGGCTGTAGTTCAGCCGCCCTTGCCTCTCCTCCAACACTTGCGGCAGTTGTGGCTTGCTTCAATTGAATTTCAGCTTGCGTCAACTCATTTTTCAACTGCCTCTGAATTGCCACGTCAGGCTCTGCTTCAAGTCTTGCACGAAGTTCTTGCACCTTGAGCCGTGACTCGGTGACTGCTGTATCAGCCTTTGCCTGTGCCTCTTTAAGCGCTGCGGGTTCTTTGGCTAAACGGGCACGCTCTTGCCTGAAATCTGTGATGCCCTTGTACCATTCTGAGCCGAACGTGCCGGCCCCAAGCGACTCCACAAGCCTGGCTGCTTGATTGGCATCTTGATTGGCGATCGTCAGGATGTCTTGAAATGCCCGCTTCTGGTTTGGGTCCGTCTCAGCGTCAATACGTTCTTGAAGGATCGTCTTGGCTGTCTCCGGATTTGACTCAAGGGCCAGCAGCACCTGCGAAGTGAAACGCTTTGACGAAGCCAGCTTCTCAGCGCCCATGTTCTCGCCGATCAACTTCAAGGCATCAAACTGCTGCTTGTTTGCGCCGACCAACAGTGGCTGCAGTTCCTCGATCCTGCGCTCGGCAGGTGGCTTTGCGAAGAAGGCATTCAGGCCGGCTTGATACTGTTGCTGCTGTGCTTGGGCTGCTTGCAGTTGCTGCATCTCAAAGGCACGCTTCTGCCTTGCTGCATTAATTTCTTCTAGGCCAGCGCCAAGTTTGAAGCCACCGAGTGCAGCCTCAAACGGGCTTTGCACATCGACTGCGTAGTTGATCGGGGCTTGGAATGGATTGATGGTGGCCATGCTCTATTCCTTAAAAACCGAAGCCCATGCCAGCCTTGCCGCCTGCACCGTACTGGAAGCCAAGAATCTGAGCGGGCAAGTTGAACAGGCCGCTAAACGCCTTGGCCTCGGCCAGCTCGCCACCAGCACGGGCCGCGCCCTGCTGGGCCAGCAAGTTGGCCACATTTGTGCCAGTCTCCATGCCAGCAGCGCCGACACCTGCAGCAGAACGCTGGCCCAATTGCGTCATGCCGCCCAGGCGTCCGTATTGCTGCTCAATGAGGCTGGACAGAAGCTGTGGCCGGAACTCGCTCAGCGCGGCCTGGATGTTGCCACCACGCAGCCCACCAGTGGCCGAAGCACGCTGCAGCAGGGCTTCCTCGCCTTGCTGGGTTAGTGCTTGGAAAGTCTCACCACCTCGGATGCGCTCAATGGCTGCCTGCTCTGCCTCTGGACCTTGTAGGCCAAGCAAGGCCTGCTGTTGCTGGAGCGCAGGTAGACCTGCCTCGGTGTAAGGCTTGAGCAAGGCTTGCAAGGCATCGAACTGCCTGCGCTGCTCTGCTACGCCAGCCTCTGCTGCGCCTGCTTGAATACCTGCGGCCTCGCTTGCTGCATCGGCCTGCATCATGCCGCCGATCAGTTGAGAGCCTCCAACGATTAAGCCAGTTACTGGATCAGGCATGGCTGAACTCCTTCATGTAGTCTTCGAGCGTCTCGCCATACAGTTCCATGACTTGAGACGCCGCTTCTGTAGCTCGCTGAGTGCCGTGGCACAGCGCCACAGCGATCAGCACAACGTCATAGTATCCTGCACGCCAGACGAATGATCGCGCATCGGCTTTGCCTGCTCGCTCGGCCTGGTCAGATGCCTGCCATTTGAGGACCATTGAGGCAACGATGGGAGAGAGTGTGGGTGCGTTTGCCTGCCAGAATGCGTTCTGGCCCATGCCCACCAGGCTGTTCCAGATCACCGCATTGAGGTCTTCGCGCTCGACTTGATCACCGTCGGCCACATCGTCAAAGACCTGGATGGCACCATAGAGCATAAGCAGCCACTCGACGGCTGGCGCAGGAAGCGCGAGAGACCTTTGCAGGTTCTCCTTCAGCCAATCGACACCAGTCATGCGCAGCTCCTCTTCAGGGTGAGCTGCTGGCGGCTCGATAGGCTCAGCGACTGCATTTTCCCACATTTCGACATCCCGTCAATCTTCTTCGTCTTCGCGCTCTTCCCAGGCCTGGCAGACGCGCAGGTCGTGGCAAATGAACTCCAGCTTCTCGCAGTAGCCCCTAAAGCCTGCATCCGTGTCCCACTCGTTGCGCGGGATACGCTCCATCTTGAGCTGCATCTCGACCGAGTTGTCGTAGTACTCGCAGTTCGAGCAGCGCCGCCGACGGGCCTCTTTCTCGTCGCACTGCATGGCCTTGCCGACGGCAACCCAGAAAGTCTTGTTCGCGGTCGGCTCGTTGCTGGGGTTCTCGGGACCGAGCATCCAGTCGTCGATGGCGACCTGGGTGTTCTTTTTGTTCTCGGCTGTGGTCAGGAACTCTTCCTCATAGGGAATGCCACCAAACCCAGAAATCATCATCTTCGGCATCTTTGCGTAGTCCATGTCTTACTCCTATCAGGTGATCTCGCGGCCATTTGCGCGGATTGTCAACGATGTGGCTGCGCTTGCAATGGTGGAGATGAAGCCGCCAGGCTCCAAGGCCTGCCCAACCAGTCCGGGGAAAGTGTAGGTCTCGTCTGGTGCGATGGCACGGGTGTCCACAATCAGGTTGCTCGCGCCTGCGCTGCCACCACTTATCACCAAATTGACGCTGATGGTCACATTGCCTGCGCTGGTGTTGGTGGCCGTGAATTTGTCGATGATGGTCTTGCAGTTCACCGCCGTGTACTGAGTGGTCTGGCTGTTCTCGGCCTGCTTGGCAGGGATCAGCACCTTGATGGTTACGGTCATGTCATGCTCCTTATGTGGCTTCGGCACCGCTGGCCGTGATTGTCAGGCCTGTCGATGCTGCTTGAACTTGGATGGTTTCTGCTGCGTTCATCACCTGCACGCCGTTGTACTGCAGTGCGTTGTTGGCTGGGACAGACACATCGTAAAGGAATGCGTTTGTCGTGCCTGCCGTGCCAGCAGAAGGCACCAGAAACACTCGCACATTGATGGCCGCTGCCGTCGTGTTGGCAATGCTCAACTCTTTGAGCAGCGTGCGGGTGCTGGCTGGGACCGTGTAAAGCGTGGTCACGCCAGTGGTGATCGCAGCCTGGCCCAGCTTGGTTGGGGTGATTACATCGAAAGCCATGTGAGCACCAAGTTAGATTTGACAAACGCAGGCAAGGCAGCAGCCGTCAATGGTCCACTTTCCCAGCGTTGCTGGACGCCATCGTAAAGAAGAACGTCGTTTGTGGAAGGTGCTGGAGCGTAGACGTCTGAAAGTTGGCCGACCAGCGGCTCAGCTTGAACCCTGACAAATACGGAGCCAGATCCTCCAGACCCAGCATTGACCACCGCAGCCACCACCACATGAGGCGTGGGCGCTTGTGGCAGATTTTTGGTCAGGCCACCAGCAAACGATGGGTTGTAGTACAGGATGTCGCCATCTGCCCAGACTTCGCCATAAGGCGTGCCTGTGGTGTTGAATCCTCGCACCAGCCCAAAGCTGGAGACCAAGCCGAAGTCGTTGTTTGCGATGGCCTCGGCAGCCACACCCATGACAAGCTGGCCATTTGTCAAGCCGGTCGATGGCTTACCTTTGAGCACGCCAGAGGAGCCGACAGACCCGTCGAACATCACCAGTTGCCCTTTGGCAATGTTGGCCGAGGCCTTGATGTAGTAGTACTGCGACTCGCCAATGGACTGGTTGACGTTTGGCGTCATCTCAAGATTGAGCGTGTAGCCGCCATTCCAGTGCAGTCGGCCAACCTTGATGGCCGGCGCAGGCGCAGTGGTGCTGAAGTCAATGTAGTCGGTTGCCACCGAGTTGTTGTTCTGCTCAACAGGCGCAAGAGCCAGCAGATTCAGCACCTGGGCCAGCCTGGGAATGGCATCCAATGCCTGCTGGACCTTGGCATTCAGCACCGCATCATCGACCGCCGTGTCCTGTGCCAGTGCTGCAATCTGGGCCAGCGCCTCGTTGGCCGTGGCCGCCGCTGTGTCGGCCTGGTACTCGAAGTCGGTGCCAACAATGACCTGCAGCTCGTCCACAGCAGCAAACAGCAGCTCGAACTGCCTGATCTGCTGCTGGTCGGTCAGAAACTGCGCGAGCTGGTCGCGGGTCAGGTTCAGCCTGCGGGAGACGGGTGCGGTGGCCATCAGTACGCCAACGCCTCAATCTGGGCCTCAAGACGGGCAAACGACACATGGGCATCGCTGTCGCCACGGAAGCGCTGGATGCGCCAGTTGCGCATGTGTCCCTGCTGGAACCAAGCCAGGCGCTTGGCGGTGCTGCCAATGGTGCCCACGGCAATGCTGCGGTCCTGGCTCCAGGACAGGCCGTTGACGCTGTAGCTGGTGCTGATCTGCGGGTTCTTGCCCAGCGCCACGCTGCCGGTCAGTGCGACCAGTTCTAGGCGGTTAAAGATCGCGCCATTGCCCTCGTTGTAGACGATCAGCGTGCCGAACTCCCAGCGCACCTGCTGTCCCCAGTGGTGGCCGGTGTCCTGCACCAGATAGCCGATGTTGCTGCTTTGCGGATCGCCGACCAGCCACTTGTCGTAGACCCAGACCAGATTGCGTGCGCGGTACTGGCTGAAGCCGACCACAGCCGTGGTGAGCGTGAACCAGACGGGCTGCTCGAGCGCCTCGCTGGCCGAGGCATCGTAGACCACCGTGCGGTCTGGTAGGTGGACGTAGAGGTGCTGGTGTGCCTTGTCGTTGCGTGCCTCCAGCTTGACCTTGACCAGTTGCGCCTCGGTGTATTGCAGGAGCAGGTTGTCAATCTCCTGCGTGCTGATTTTCTGGGTGGTTGCTGCTGCGCCAAGATAAATGCCTGGCGCTTCGTTGCGGCCACCGCCCAAGAATGCGATGCGCTCCAGATAGGTGCAGCAAGCGTGCGTGCCAATCACACCTTTTTGAACTTGTGCGCCGTCAATCCGCTGAAAAGGAAATAGTGCGCCGCCCACGTTGTCAAACACCTCTTGCGTGTTGCTATTGAGGGCATAGACCTCGTTGCGCAGCTTGATTAGCGCAACCACGGGGTCTGGATCAACCTCGGAGCTGCCGTACTTCAGCGGGTTGACCTGCATCGGGTCTGTCAGCTCAGTGACGACCAAATTGGCACCGTCGGTGGTCATGAAGTAGCCATCCACCCATACCACATCAAGCACCACGCCAAGGTCTGGGTCTGTGACTTGCCGCAAAATGGGAGCTGTTGGGTTCCAGACCGATGTTGCTGTGGTGTTGACTGGAATCCAGTAGTACAGGCGGCCACCGGACGCAATGGCCAGCACATCGAAGCTGTAGTCCATCGTCACCAGCTCGGTGGTCGGCCCACCGACATCGCCAAGCACGGTCACAGTGCCATTGCTGGCCACGGTCACCAGCTTGGTCCCCATGACCCGATAGCAGACGCCGTTCCAGTTGATGCCGCCACGGTCCACGCCTGGGCCTGTGCCGTTGGCCACGATGCCGTCGCCAGGACGCAGGAAGCCATTGCTGATGCCAGACGACTTCGGCACCGGCACCATGTTTACAGGGTATGCGGTGCGCAGTTCTGGCGTGTTGTCAGCGTAGATGCCGGAGAGGATTGGAACTTGCATTCAGGTCACCATTTTTCGCGGTTTGCCCAGTATGCAGCACTCATCTTGCCCTTGGCAATGTTGGCAGCGTGCCTAGCCTTGAAAGACTCTCGCCGAGCCTTGTCGGCATTGGACTCGCCTTCCTTCTTTGGGCTGCCAGAAACGCCCTGCTGGCCGAAGCGAATAGTCTTCACTTGGTCGCCGACCTTGGCCACGACAACGTGGCTCTTGGTCGGGTGCGATGGCGTGCGCTTGGGCTTGTTGTAGCCCTCGACGCCAACGCGAGCCAGGCGGCTGTCTTTCGTGGCCATGTCATGCCACCCGATACCAAGAATTCGTGGCTTGGTAAAAGCGCATCGTAAAGAAGGCATTGGCGGCCAGCGTGGTCGGTGCGCCGAAGGATGCCGCCGCACCATTCAAGGCCAGCGTGAAGCTGGTGATGATCTGGGTGGTAGTCACCAGCACTTGGGTGCCATCAGGCACGCCAGTGTTCAGCGGCAGCGTGATCGTTCCAGCGGCCAAAGTGCCAGCAGGCTGGATCAGCATCCATTGCTGCTCTGTTGTTGGCGTCGGCACCGTGATGTTGAATCCGGTCCCAGGCGTGTACAGATTGGTGGATACCGTCGGGGCTGCAAACGTCTGCTGGAAGTACTGCAGGAGCTGCGTGACCGAGACCCTGCGTGCGTCGCCGTTGTTTGGCACGTAGATCGGGAACTGGTCGCCACCAGATAACTGCGTGAGGGGTGAGAGTTGATTGATCGTGGGCATGGCTGCTTTTCCTCAGTTGTACTCGAGTGGGCCGTCCTGGCCTGCCAGGACTGGATCGACGGGTTGGCGCAGGAACGGATCGTCGTAGACGCGCCAGGGCTTGTTTCCTGCACCGGATGGCATGGTCCCAGGCATCTGCTGCTCCATCGGCATGGCCGCACGGGACAGGAGCGTGTTGTAGGACTCCTTGGCCGTGGCCTTGGTGTCGGGCATCACCTGCTTGCCGTAACTCGGGGCCAGCTTGATGGCCAGGTTGGTGTAGATGGCCTCATTGGAGCTGTCCGGCACGTTGGTCTGCTCGTCAAGGTCGCTGTCCTGTGGGCTGGATGGCAGCGGGTAGGCCAGCCGGATGCCCAGAGCATTCCAGGCGGCCATCATGGTGTCAAGCCTGCGCAGTGCTGACTGCATCTGCTCTGGTCCGAGGTCGAAGGCGTAGGAGGCCAAGCCGATCTCGTCAAAGGCTTGCTCGATGAATTGGCGCTTGGTCCATCCCATGTCATTCTCCTGTTTTCTCGGACAGCCGATCTTGGATCAATTGTCCCAGCTTTTTGTCCCTTGTGCGACCATCAAATCGGATGCCGAGTTCTGTGGCCTTGGCCTCCAGCTCTGCGCGGGTTGGCGGGGCATCGTCTGCGATCTGCTCAGGCTCAGGCTCTGCCACCGGCACAACTTCTGCGGCAGCGGCTTTGGCCTTGGCCTGCTCGCGCCAGTCCAGCGGCCTGGCTGGCTTTTTCTTTTTGACGGGTTTGATCGCCCACTTTGGCCTGGGCTTGGTCGGAGGAAATGCGCTGTCGCCTGCGGCATCAATGGCCTCTGCAGCCGACAAAAACCAGCCATCGTCCAGCTTCTCGTCCAGTTCTTCCTGGCTTTGGACGCTGGTAAAGCCGTAGCTTTTCCCGTTTGGCTTTTGGTAGATGCCTGGGCTTTTGTAGACCAATGAAGGGAACACGCTCATTTCTTTGCCTTTGCTGTCTTGGCCGACGCCACGAATGCGGCCTTGGTCGGTGCGCCCTTTGTGCCAGGCTTGCGCATGCGCTCAGGCGTCTTGCCTGCGGCCTTCTGGCGCTCGATGCGCTCGCGCTTGGCGTGAATGTTGGCGTAGAGACCCTGCTTCACTTCTTGGCCTTTGCAGGTGCTTTGCTGGGCTTGCCAGCCTTCATTGCAGCCTTGCGTGCAGTGGACAGGGCCACGGCCACGGCCTGCTTCTGAGGCATGCCAGACTTCATCTCCTTGGAGATGTTCTTGCTGATGGATTTCTGCGAGTAACCTTTGGTCATTGGCATGATGCGCTCCTTGAAATGTGGAAAGAAGAAGGGGCCGAAGCCCCTTCCTCTCTAGCTCAGCTTAGGGCTGATTGAACAACAGGATACCTGACATTTCAGGCTGCTTGTTGACCACGCCGAACAGGGTGTCGAGGCGGTACTTGATCACCATGCTGTCGATGTCGTAGAACTTCTGCATCACCAGCTCGACGCCTTGGTCGGTGGTGGCACGCATCACTGCGGTGCCAGCATCGGACGGGACGGCATAGCGGCCAGGCAGAATCTCCAGAGCATCGCGCTGCCAGAACACGTTGATCGCCGAAGCGCCAGTGTTCAGCCAGTTCAGCGGTGCAGCGGCAGAAGCGGCAACCAGTTGCACGTTCTTGTACTGCAGTTCTGCATCGGTGGCCGGTGCGGTGGCCGCGATGATCGGGGGGCTGATCACCATCGTGGTGCTGTTGGTCACGCTGATGACGCGGAAGGTCTTCAGGCGGCCAGTGGACACTTTGGTGATGTGATGCACAGCCTCGATGCCGTCAATGGTGAACGCGTCGCCAGCCACAATGCCAGCCGTGTTGTTCACGACGACAGACTGGTAGCGGTTGTCCACGTTGATCTGGCCGCCGACAGCGGTCGATGTGGCCTGCGGCACGTACTGAGCCTGGGCACCAGTGGTGTCGATGGTGGTAGTGCCACCACCGGCCACAGCGATGCGGTTGGCGTAGTCGAACTTGTAGGTGTCGAAGCCAGCGACCATGCCGACGAAGCTGCGCTCGTAGGCACGATCAGACTTCTGGTTGCCGAACGAACGCGAAGCCTGGGACAAGTTACCGGCCAGACCGTTGTAGTCACGGCTGGACAGGCCCAGGAAACGGTCGTAGTCAGGCACGCCCTGCTCGTTCATGATGGTATCGCACAGGGCCACATCGTCATAGTCACCGGCAGCGGTGGAAACAGGAACGACCAGCGTGCCTTGGGCAGCCGCCACGTTCATGATCGCCACGTTGATGTCGGAGGCCAGCTTCTGCTTGGCGCTCTCGCCCAGACGACCTTCTTGCAGCGCATCGCGCAGGTCGAGGGTGGTCATGGTCCAGGGCACGGTCTGGCTGAAGCCCAGGGTCGCAGGAACAGCCA